CATAACGACTAAGGTAATGCGCGAACATCCGCAACTCGATGCCGCTAAGATCGGCGCCAACCATGCATAATCCTGGAGTTGCTTGGAATAATCGTCTGAATCGTGCATCCGAAGGGACTTGTCCGAGGTTTGGATTTCGATGGGCACATCGATGTGTGTTTGTTGCTACTGAACAGTGGTGATGGACTCGACCTTTTCTACAAAGCTTTAGCCAAGCATTGATGCCTTCCGTCAACATGCCAAGCTGCTTTTTCAATTCCAAGCACTGGAGAAATTCCAAAGCAATTGGAGTGCCGATGTCCGTCAAGACAACTTCATCCACGGTTGGTTTCCCTTTGTCAGTGAACTGAGTCGGTTTCCATCCGTAGAACTCCTTCATCACCCAGGCGATGTGCTCTCGACTGGTGGGGTTAAGATCCTTGATGCGCGTAAAAGTGCATCCAGTGAAATATCCCGTGGTCTTGTTAGGGCGACGAGGAGTAAACTCGCTTCCCGCAACGAAAGGGTGCCGCTTGCGGAGAGCTGCTGACAACGATTCAAGTGAAGATCGTAGTTCCGATTCCAACTCATAAGCGGATCGCTCGTCGAAGTACCATCCATGAAGTTCTTGTTGCGTAAGGATCTCAGCAACCCGATGTTCTAGTAAGACCCATTCAGGTATTTGTGGAAATGCTTCCATAGTTTGTGGGTGACATGAACGTCTTGAACCATGTAGTCCTCCATGTCTTGGGACCACTCCTTCCAATCGGTGTGCTTCGAGAAGCCACCTTTGTACTCACCCAACCTGTATCCGTAAGCTTCTAATGAATGTCGACCGTACAGCTGTAGTGGCATGTGTTTCCACTCCCGCTGCTTGTCTAGATTAAGAAGGTTAGGATGATAAAGGCGAGAAAGAATAAGAGTGTCAAGAGGCCGCTTTGGGGTAAACCATGCATAGAACTTCTGAATTACTGGTACGTCATACCCAATCACATTGTGACCAATGATCGTGTCAGCCTCTTCCAGCATCGCGATACCACGTGAAATGGGTGGCTGAGTACCGACATCATTGAAGACATAAGTCTCACCGTTACCAAGGTCTTTGATAGCAACACAATGAATCTGCGTGACGTTGTTGTACAGGCCGTCCGTCTCAATGTCAAAGAGAAGGTTCATTAGTAGACATCAGTGGGACTCCAATGCGGGTTGACTCCGTAGTACTCACACAACACCTCAAACAAGGCTTCAAGGGTGATGCAGAAACCCGTCTCACCTACTTCACCACGGCTGTGCATGGCTACTAACTCATCCGGTGTGCAGATGATGATGGTGTCGTCCGTCATTCAGTCGGGTACTGATACTTTGGAGTTCTGATCACCGCTTCCATTACCTGGAGGGTGTCGGCTCGGAAGGGTTTCGCTCGTTGCACCATTTCTGGAGACGGCGGCTTTGGACGTTGAAGCAGCTGTTCGTAGTTAGAAGTCCGGGTTTGGTTGGAATTCATTTTCAAGTTTGTGTTCAGTAAAACGACAGGTGTCAAGGTCGTAAGTAAGCTCACAACAAGGCCCAACTTCACCGGAGTACCGATTTTTGAGGACTCGTATAGTTGTGTTGGAGTCAGCTTGTTGATCGCGTTCCAAGGCAATAACGGCATCACTTAGCTGCGATATTGACGCAGATCCCCTCAGCTGGCCCAATGTGACGCGAGCCCCTTCCTCGTGATTCTTGTCATTGGTCGTCCGACGCAAGTGAGATACAAGGAACATCGCAATGCCAGTCCGTTCAACAAGTGAACGCAATCTGGTCATTGTTACATCCAGCATCCGCCGTTCATCACCATCCAGCCCACTCAGTAGGATGCTGAGGTGGTCAAGGATGACAACTTTGACATCCAAGCCTTGAGCCAGATACTCGATACGGTTGTAGATAACATCAGGATCAAAAGACCCAAACCCATCAAAGAGATAAAGGCTCCAGTCTTTGATTGTTTTGTCATACGCTTGAACTAGCGTTTCACGTTCGTGTTCACCAATGTGGAAGGCCTTGCCTTCAGCAACTGACATCAGCCCAAGTGCTGTGCGTCTGTTACTTTCCTCAAGTGCGAGATAACCCACTCGTTCGCCGCTGGAAAGTAGATGAGTTGCAAGCTCGCGACAGAAGGAACTTTTGCCGATTCCACTTCCTGCAGTGACTGTGACAAGCTCTCCATATCTAATACCGTGAAGCTTTTCTTGAAGACCTTGATACGGGTATTCATGAGCACAAGGTGGATTTGGAGTGGTGATTACCTCAAGGAGGCTCTTCGCGTCGACAATGCCATCTGGGCGGAATGGAATCGCATTCCAGATCGCTTCCCTAATCTTTTGTGCCTCGCCTGCCTGTAATGCATCGGAAGCATCCTTCCAATCATTGAGGCGAGCGATCTTAACTTTGCCAGGTGGGAGAACGCTTGCTGCATCCTTCGCCGCTTGACGGCCAGGGTCGTCATTGTCGAAGAACAACACAATCTCTTCGTAGCCCTGTAACCACTCAAGCTGCCTTTGTATCGACCGCTTTGCCGAATGGGCACCATCCGATATTGAAACCATCGGCCACCCCGGCATAGCTTCACTACACGAAAGCGCATCGAGTTCTCCTTCGGTGATAACCACTCTCTTTCCAGTACTTGGGAAGAGATGCTGTCCAAAGAATGTGTGTTCAGGATTGCTCCCCTCCCAACTGAACTGTTTGTCGGCGGTCTTTACCTTTGCACCAGTGCATGTTCCTTCACGTGTGAAGTAATGGAAGTACAATCGCTTGTCATCGCGTTGTACTCGGTACTTTCGGCAGACCTCTTCACTGATCTTTCGACGTGGAAGTGGTCCTGGAACACCTTTAAGGGTGAAGGTCATGAATTCCTTTTGTCTTTGTACAACATCACCAGAAGCAGGTTCCCAATAGCCACAACCAAAGCAGTAGCCGTGACCGTCGTCGTAACGAGCCAGATTGTCTCGTGATCCACAGGCAGGACAGGGTTCATGAGCAGAGAACTCACTTGTTTCAGCGTGGTGGGCTGGATGCATGGAATCGTTGGATCAATTCTTCGTACTCATCAAGGGCATCCTCAAAACCTTCGACGATGTCATTTGGTGACGAATGCTTATCAAGGGCCATGATCAGGTTGGCCGCAAGATCTTTAATTACTTTTAGGTCAACCATTCAATGGGGATGGAGTGGTAAGCACACCAGAGGAAGCCGTGTTTCTCGGCCCACTTGGCGTACGTTGTCTTTGATCCTTTGTAGATCTTGTTGTACGGGGATTGAAAGACGAAACGAATGTCCAACTCAGGGTTGGCTTCCTTTACTGCTTTCATCTTGCGCCGGTCTTCCTCAGTGAGGTGACCCTTCGTCTCAAGAAAGACAGAATTGGGCAGCAAGAAGTCCGGCGTGTAATTACACCGAAGCACGTATGGAACTTTGGTTGACTCGTATTCGTACTTAACCCCCAGGTTGGTGAGAAGATCAGCAACCTTCTCTTCCAACCCAGAGCGGAAAGCCATGCTCAGAAGTCCAGCTCGTCTTCCGTGATGGCAGACGGAGTCACATTCGGATCATCCGCCTTAAACCCCTTGGTGGTTCCAAACAGTGCTGCCACATCTTCAGAGCCCATATCACCCGTGTCGATACCAGCACTGCTGGCCAGACTGATGATCTGAACCCCTTTGAGTTTCAGTGACGTACCATAGGTAACCCCATCCTTGAGGATGTAAGGCTTTTGGTAGAATGCTAATTTCACAGTACTTCCGCTATAAACGGGAAGTGCTTCATTATTTACAACAGTGCCTTCACTGTCGACAATGGTCGGCTTGGTATCTTCGTTCCAGCCAAACTTCACTTTGTACTGACCTTCGCTCACCTCTTCCCAAGGTTCAGGCTTGAGAGTGGCTCGCTTCGGGTTCTTCAGTTTGGATTCACACCACTTGAGAACCTCAGTGCGGTCCTCTTCCAGTTGTTGAATCAGATCATCAGTGAATACAGTAGCAAGTGAGTAGCCATACTTGCTGGGCTTCATCACAGCCTGGTAACCCTCAAGCTTGACAGGCTTTTGTGTGACGATAGTTTTGGTTGCCATTAACAAAAAAAGTAAGTGGATTCAAGTACGGAATCGAGATCGAGATCCCCAATGATCGGTGGCTCTGTCTCTGCTCCAATTGCGTCAGCAAACTCCTTAAGGAAGTTGCCGTTGGCAAAGATTTCGTAGTAGGTCTCCCTAACTACTCGGTTCAACTCAGACATATCTGTGGCACGGCACAGTACTGAGTCGTGGATGACCGTGAAGGGTGCGTTGAACTTGAGGAATGCCATATGAAGGAGGCTGGCATCCAAGGAATGGATCAGATTCGGTGCAGTGCTGGACTTGTGTCCGTTGACATCTGGACCCGCATAACCGGTGGTGAGATTTATTTCACACCGTCCAAGGATCTGTAATTTGATCCGTTGGATCTTCCGTTTCCTGCGATTCTGTTTGACGATGAATCCAGAGGGTGTCTCCCACTGCAAGTGGTCAGCACCGCGCTTGAACGCAGCTCCAACCTCCTTTCTGATCCAATCCATAACCTGCATTGGGCCAGGGACTACCTCGTACATCGCCTCCCGCACAGCGTTGACGATGAGGGTCAACTCATCAGGAGTGAACTCAGCACCTTTTTCCTTCAGCGCATCACGGATGTACTGACGGTTGGAGTGTTTAGTGGCGTTGTACGGAATCGTCATCACGGTTCTCTTTGTGACCTTTCGGTCGAGGAGTTCCGCTAGGTGACTGGGAAGTTTTGGCTTCGCTGTTTCAGCCACCACCTTGTATGCATCCATCGGCTGTTCACCGGGGAGCACATTGACCAAGCGAGCTGTTGATTGATCCCGAGCCAGACCCGCCAAGATCTGAAGCCCCGAGCAAGTCGCATCTACGGCCACAGGCAGCGATGTCCAGCTGCGTGAACACTCAATGACACAAGCATTGAATTCTTCGCAAGCAGCCATGAACTGCCACGGCTCATCAGCCCCTTCCCAAAGAGAAAGATGCACTAGTGGATCAGTAGCCACACAGGAAATCAGGTCATGATTATCCCTGACCCATTCCTGTCGCTCGGCCATGGTGGCCTTGTCGAGACCGTATGTAGTGGCGACCTGAAAAGCCAACCACTGCTCAGCCTCTGGTGTCATGAAGCTGGGCTCAGCGAACCTCAAAAGGGATTTCCCAAAATCAGTACACTGTGGTGTGAGAAAGGCTGGGATTGGGTAAGTCCGTCCCCGGTAGTCAAATGACCACGGCAGATAGAACCGATCCCGACCCTTAAACATCTCCACCGTTTGCATGGTCATGCG